GGCATTTTGTCAGGATTGGTTTTCAAGAATTCCCCCATAGCGCGTTGTGCTATGCGTCGTTCAAGCAGTTCTAGTGCGTTGTTCTCCTTGATGAAGTTGTGCATAGACTCCCAGTCAGAAGTCCAGTAGCGTGTATCCACGCCGCGAATGACTACGCCAACACCGGGAATGCTGACGTTGCCGCCTGCACGTTTGCAGGCTTCTTGCAGGTAGTTTTCAACCACCCTCATTTGTTCTTTGAGGTCCTTATCCTTCGCCTCAAACTCTGCGCTCAACGCCGCTCGGGCATCGCGCATCTTGATGTACGCCTTGACCAGAGTTTTGGTTGGCGGCAGTTCTTCTTGCTCGTCCATGTTGTGCTCCTAGTGAGGGAAACCAGAGTTTACTTCGCAACTTTTCAAACGTCAAGCTCCTCCTTGTACAAATTGAGAAGGGAGTCCATGTCCTCGGTCTTCAGGTCCAGAGCCGCGTAGAGCTTGCGCTCGACGTTGCAGCCGCAAAGCCTGACCACGAGGCAGGGGTTCTTCTGGCCTGCACGGTGCACCCGTGCATTGGCTTGGTGCCAGATCTCGTTCGAAGTGACAGGACCCCACCACACCACTGTGTTGGCAGCGTGCAGGGTGACGCCATGCGATGCAGCCGCAGGCTGTATGAGGAGGATGCGCGGCTCGGGCTCGGTCTGAAACGCTTGGAAGATCTCTGTGCGGCGGGTCACTGAGACGCCCCCGTGAATCACCTCCACTGCGTACCCATCCTTGCGCAGCCTGTCGCGCAGAACCTCGATGGCATGGCGGAACGGGACGAAGACCAGCACCTTGTGGGTGCTCTCATCGATAGCTTCTACCAGCACGTTGTACCGGTTCGTGATGTCGAACTCGACGGTGTTGCCATCGTCCGTATAAACCGCACCGCTTGCCACTTGAAGAAGTTTATTCAGGTTGGTCGCTGCGTTGACTGAGGTGACTGTCTCCCCTGCCGCTGCCATGATGAACTGATCCTTGAGCATCTTGTAATACTTCGACTGCTGCGGGGTCAGGTCTACCTCACGTGTCGTGTACAGAAGCTCAGGCAGGTCCAGGCACTCATCCTTGGTGTAACGTATGGCGGGTTGCAGCACCTTGTTGACGATCTCTGCTGCGTTTTTCTTTGCGGTCCATTTGAATTGCGTTGCCTTGTACATGACTGTATCCCTGAAGGAATAGAAGTACGGAGGCACGGAGGAAGGGTTCAACATACGGGCCAAACCGTATGCGTCTGTCGGGGCCTGAGATGCTGGTGTCCCCGTTGCCATCCACAGCCATGTGTTGGGAGTTAGTAATGAGTTGATTGCTTTCCATCTTTTCGTCGTAGCGGTCTTCACCGCATTTGCTTCATCAATAATCACAAGGTCAAACCCACCTGCTCTGAGTTCATCGAGCACCGTCTCCACACCATCGAAGTTGATGATGACAAACTCAGCGTCGGACTTGATCACCTTGACCCGCTTGTCCCGACTGCCGTGGGCCACATCCACCCTGCGGTGCATCAGCGTCTTGAACAGGTCTGCTCTCCACGCCGAGTTCATGATTGACAGCGGGCAGATCACCAGCACACGGCTGATGTACTTTTTGTCCAGCAGGTAGTCAGCAGCCCAGGCGAAGGATGCAGTCTTGCCCGTGCCCGGGTCGTTGAAGCAGAACGCCCTGCGGTGCAGGGTAAGGAACGATGCGGTGTCCTTCTGGTGTTCGAAGGGCTTGAACAGCCCAGGCCACTTGTACCTGCGCTCGATGGGAGAAGGCACCGACCGAACACCGAGGTTCTTCAGCACCTGTGCTTCCTCAAGCCCCCACCGCACCAGCACCTGCCCATCGTCCAAGCGTTTGCTTTTCGGGATGGTGTTCAGCACCCGCTCGGGGTGCTTGAGCTTGAGCAGCAGAGCTTTGTCTTCAACTATTTGCATGTTGTTTTTTGTAGAAGGTCATGACCCCACCTACAGCATCATGAACAGTTACATCAGTTTGAACGCAGACTGTCCCGTAAAAGTTGAGTGCTATCTCCAGTGCTTCTGAGTTTGTTAGGTCACTGTCACTCAAGATTTCAAACATAAGATGACAGATATCTTTGAGTTCTTTTTGCGTAGCCATGACTTACCTCACTTCAGCGTGAACTTGGCTTCTTCTTGCATCTTCAGCAGGCGCAAGGTCTGTGTCTTGGCGTCGTCAAGCGCATGGTGTCCGGTGCCTACTCGCTCCACGCGGGTCTTCAGGAACATATTGGCGATGGTGCGGTAGCACCTATCGTTCCAGTAGTGCCAAGGCACGTCCATCTTCATGGCTCGGTACGCCGCAGCCACCAGCGTATTGTCGAAGTTCGCTCCGTTACCCCACACCAGCACGCTGTCCAGCGGGGGCATCCACATCGTCAGCTTGGTGAGTGCTACGTTGAGGGACAGTTCCCCTTTGAACGCAGCGGCGCGGGCCTCGGGGGATTGCTTTTCCCACCACTCCAGCGTGCTCTTCTGCGCACGCAAACCCGCATTCTTGCAGGTCTCTGGGTCGATGGTCACATAGAACTCTTCAGTGATACCTTCTTCGGCTGTGAATTTCACAGCACCGATCGACAAGATCGTATCTCCGGGACGAGTACCCAGCGTCTCAATGTCTATCATGACGTTCTTCATCTGTGTCATTTTTATCTCCTAGTGAGAATGGCAGAACGGCTCGATAGGGTGATCCCATCGAGCCACGAGTCCCGGTCGAGCCGGGGGAAACAAGCATAGCCCCAGCGGGGCTACACGTCAACGCCCGCCTGAGCGGGGACCTTTGAAATTCTTTGCGCTGTTTGCGCTGAAGCTCTTGAGCTTCACGTTACCCGGGGTGCTCTTGCCCCCGTCCTTGATCGGCTTCACGTGATCAAGGGCTTTTCCCTTTCGAGAATCCTTACCGTGTTCTTTGTCCCAGGCTCGGCGTGCACGCTGTCGCTCAGACTGCTTTGCTCTGCCTCCGTTTGCAAGGAAGTCAGCGTACTCTTTACGATGGTCTCTATCGTTGGGATCTTTGTAGGGCATGATGGATCTCCAAAATCAAGTTCTAACTGCACCCATTTGCTCATTTGTTGACTCCGTTGTGTGGGCAGGATGTAACTACGCAGTGCTTACGGCACAGTCCTGACGGGTTTGGGTTCCACACCCCGGTCTTGTACGCGGTCTCCAGGCGGTGGATGTCCTGCATCCATGTGCGCCAGTAGTTCTTCTCCTGAGTCTTGTCGTACTCGGCCCGCTTGAAGTCGTTCGCCACCACGAAGAGCAGTCCTGCCTTGACCCGGTGCACCGAGGGGAAGTGCTTGAAGACCATCAGCGCCATGAGTTCCAACTGCGCGGTGTCCGCGTACTTGGCTGACTTGCCGGTCTTGTAGTCCACCACCCGGGCGACACCCTTCTCCTCGTTAACGATGAGCAGGTCTGCCACACCCCGGCACCATACCCCAGGGGCGTCGAACGCGCAAGGCTCCATAGCCTCGGTCAGACCCATCTTGTACTCGCAGTGCTTGGTCCCCGGTATGGACCGCAGGGCATCCAGATGCGGCTTGACGTATGCGAACGCTTCAGACAGCGGGGTGCCATCGCGCACGTAGAGTTCTGCCGCCTCGTGGAAGTTGGTCCCGTACAGTGTGGCCTCAGTGAAGGGCGGCTCGGTGAAGTTCTTGTAGACCTTGACCTCGGCAAACTGCTTCGGGCACGTCTTGAACTTCTTCAGGCCACTGTACGACCAAGCACCGGGCAGACTCATTGCGATTCCTTGGTGTGCCGGATGGCGTTGTAGGCCAGCTTGGTCTCTGCCATCGCAGTCAACGCATGCTCAAGCGCAGCGTCGTAGTCGTTATTCAGCATCGCTTGATGCAGTTCCTTCAGTGCCTTCTCTGCCATCATGCAGGGGTAAGCGTAGTCAATAACATTAGCAATCACCGTAAGTCCTTCCAATCCCACTTTCACAGTTGATCGGGCAGCCTGCTGCCCATTTCGGAACCCAGCGCATACACTCCTCAACGTATG